CTAACGCAAAGGGCAAAACGCGATAACACACCACGTTTTAAATACGGTAAAATTCCACCATGCCTCTTATCCAAGTTAAGGGAATACCAGTCATTAGCTGGAGAGAGGGTTATGTTTGAAAACCGTGAAAAGGTCACGCTTCACTAAGCGTAACCATATATAATAGGGGGGCACCCAAGGAAGTAAGTCAGTTGGAAATCATCTAAACAAGACCTATAAAGCACTACATTGCTAAGATAGTTTGATGTTGACTTATTAATAAAGTTAACAACTCCAATGGGTACATCTGGAGTGATAGGAATACGTCCGGTTGCTAAGCCAACACGAGAAATTGGAGTACGGCTATGATACGGCACTTTCGCAGATACCATGCCTTGGCCATAATCAGTTTCTGTTGTACTAGCTCCAAGATAAACATTGGCTGTTGCACCAGGACTAAATGCAGTAGTACGACCATAATTGACAGATGAAGCAGAGTCAAAAATAACATTAGTCGCAGTACCATATTGCCCAGGACTAAAAGTCACACCTATAGAACCTGGAGCAACATTACAATTAGGAGATAGAGAAATTCGTAGTCCACCACGCTGAAAAGCATACCAAGTAGACACCATTGTTAACACATCACCGGTAAGAAAAGGCGTAACTAGTGCACCACTCACAGCATCGATAGAGTACCAACCATCAAACCATGGATAAATCTGCAAGTTCGTGCCAGCACTCGGATTTGCAGAAGTTAGGAAAACTTGGGACAAACGATTTAATAACTGTTTAATAGACTCAAACTTCTCTCCAATACACTCCAACGTAGGGCTAATTGTTGGTGATTGCACAATAGAACCACCTATGCCATCACTGACCAACATGTCAGTAAAATCTTCAGTTGAAGCCTGAGGAATAAATGGTACACTAGACGTCAATGACCCACCAGGGGCAGAAAACTCAAAGTCATCTCCAGCTTCAATCCAATAAAGAATATCCACTGTGGATGAACAAGTCTCCGGACAGCGCAATTCATTTAATACAACAATATCCAGTTGTCCACTACATGACGCTCCTCCATCATAAGACGTGGTTCTAGCAGCAGTATTCAACCATGCTGTATACACCATGTAAGGAAGCACTAATTCAATTGTGTCCTTTTGCGCAATGTCAACAATATGTCGCAAGGAATAAATAGAAGAAGCAGTCGTGGGTGTAACAGCTGCTGGGTCAGAAGTACCGGGCGTCCAAGTAATCTGTAGACGACCTTTATGCATCTCTGTCTTAACTATCTTCAATCTCAACTTCAAAGATCCTCTCCACTGTTGGAAAAAAGTAGAGAGGGCAAAGATTGGAGCACCCTGGAACCAAGAAGCAGTATGAGCATTATGCGTGGTAGAACCAGCTATACCCAACTTATATGGACTCAAGGCTTGAGACAAATACGAAGTACCAGTAGCATCTCCAGTGGACCAAGTTAATCGACCAACATAATTTGGAACAGACAACAAAAACTTTAAAGACATCTCATCTTCAGGCCTAATAGAAAATGGCCGTACGTTTAATTTATTGTCGTGAACCAAACCAAACGGTAGAGAATTATCAGCTCCATCAGAAACGGCATTATATCTCCAATTTGATCTAGTAACAACCATAGGTTGAACAGCTGTTGTGGGCTTAGACCACCCAAAAGCTGACGCCAAACTTGCGGCAGACCTGGCAGCCCAACCGACTGTGTTAGCTGTCCTAGACAAAATGGGAATTGTAGCCACAGCTCTGGCCACCTTTGAAACTCCCAAAAGTCCATCGGAAATGAGCCCTGGTTTAGCCTCAGTATCAACTTGAGGTACTACTGGAGCAGACAATTCGACATCTTCAATCCACACATAGAAATTAATCCGAGCTGAAGTCTCACCTGCAGCACCAGTCTTAAGTGGAGACAACACTCTCAACCACACCTTACCCCAATCGAAAGTACCATACTTCAGATTATAATGTGTTGCAGGGGTTATATATGGGATGGTTAGCTCAACTGACGAATCAGAAGCATTAGCCAACACATGAGGTAGTTGTAACACACCATTCATGGTTGCTCTGTGCATATTGTCCTGATCTGTAGATGAACAAGGGATATAATGTAAGACAGTCATACCCTGCTGAAAACGATTAGCAGTAATTTCCATTCTCACATGAAACGTCCCTTTAACAAGACTGAACCCCAGCAACTTATTAGCCCACGCTGCATTACTATTCAGCAAGGGGCCAAGAGTTGTAGACCAAATATCTGCATTATATGCGTCAGTTGTGGCCCACAATACGGAGTTTAAGAGATAGGGTTTCGCAAGGAAATCTTTAATAGAGCTAAATTTCTGCTCTAGGGTATCCGAAGCTCCCTTACCACTAAAATCTCCTTTAACTACTTTGGTATTTTCCACAAATGCAGTTGTACGAGCGGCATCATACACTGTAGTTGTAACATCTGTGGAATTCGACATATCTACGATGTCAGCTGTCGAAGCCTGACACACGAAAGAGCCATTTAGAACAGACTCTTTAAGTTCATCCGTTACCCACCACGGAATCGGGTTCAATTCATTAGTCGAAATAGAAACCATAACATAAGAGTAATCGGCTAGTAAGGCCAAGTACAATAGCTTTATTTAAGTGCCGCCAGGCACTACTCTGGTATTTGTCTACCGCTCCAGAGCGGTATATAGCAGTCATAACAACGGGTCTGCTTTTCCGGTTATTTCAAAATTAAAACATAAAAATGGAACTATTGGGCCTCCTGCCCATTTGTGGTATTTATAACGCGCTCCACAGCGCGAAGAGCACTACAACCAGTGCTCCTCATAGGGACTTTGTGTGATTGAAGTGGCATATCTAAAAGCACTACTCCAATCAACAAACTCAGGCAATCTACATCCATGATCGGCAGCCACCCTCAACATAGGTGGAACATACTTATTATAGACATCTTCTCCATGTTCAGATAATTCCACACAGGCCATCCTGACCTTATTGGATCGAATGGTAGCATCTTCCTTACCAGATTTGTCCCACATCACAGACTCTAATATAGAATACAATCGAAGTGGACACGCAACAACCGGTGGATATGATGACAAATCAACTCTAAATCCTCTACCGATCATAGAACCTTCCATCAAAGATTTCAGCGGAGGCACTTCACCACTAGACCCCTTCAACTCATCTGTATACTCTATACCTATTTCTTTAAAAGCATTTTGTATAGACTGAAATGTTATATCTTTGTGGGAAGGAGTAAGTGTGAAAGCATTATCGTCACCGTATGAACTAAAAGCCATATCACGGAGGATTTTATCTACAAAATCCAACCTACACACAGGTATCTTAGACAATTCAATCAATCCACCACTCTCAGAAACAGCACAAGCAAAAGTTACTAGAGAATAATTGGCAACAGAATTCATTATAGCGGTAAGAAAATTGCCACTTGTATTACCCCACTTCCACCTGTAAAGCTCACCTTTGCCCTCACTAGGTACAACATGATATGATTCAATCAAGTCTTCCATCAGGGTGTCCATCGCCAACAGATGAGAACTGTCTACACCAATATAATATCGATATAAGACCTGAACACTTCTCTGCCATATAACATACAATGTCTTATCATAAGATCCATAATCTCCAAATATACCTGAGGAGTTCTTAGAGGATAGATGTTCAAACAATTGTTTCCATTCTGGGCCATATGGATTAATACCAATAAGTATTCCATTATGGATTCTGTTATCTGTCACCCATTTAACAAATTTATAAAAGTACATTCCACAAATAATCAAATATACTATCTCTTGGGCACAGAAGGCACGACTCTTCCCTTTAGCAACTTTCTCAAATGTTCTAAGCTCATCCTTTAAATGGTCGACATTGATGTTCATAAATTTCTGCCCGGACTTTATACGAGACACATGATAATCAACTAATGTCCGTAAGGCAGAGACGGTGGGCGAATCCAACTGTAGATCAGCATTTCTCCATATCCATCTCCTACCCTTACTCACTTCACGAGGTAGACCGTTCGGAAAACACATTTTCTTTAAACGAGAAAATGTAAAACCACACGAAGTATCATCCCTAGGTTTTTTCCGAACACCTTCCTCTCCTGACATGAACTCATCAAAAGACAATGGTTCTTTGTCTAAAGCAGGCTTATGAGGGGATACATCGTAGATATGCCTACATGTTTTATTTATAATGGTCTCAACCTGATCAATGGGTAACAACTGTGGATTAGTACCATACTTTTCGAGGGCCAACTTCAAAGGAAATACATACTTATCATCTTTATAATGTGGATAATTCTTAATAGGCATGCGAGTAGGTTTAAAACCTTTTTCATCGAAAGCCTTTCTCAAATCATCATACATAACACTCTTCTTAATCTGTGAACTATTAGTAGTCATAGGCTCATCAACTTGAGCCAATGGAGTTGCATGCGCGGGAAGGACTTTACTAACCACGTTAACTGCGGGGTCACTAGGAATATCACAGTGCTCCCAAACATCACATGGCAAATTTTCAACGCTATCTTGTGGCAGCTTATCAAGTCGCTCCTTGAGTGCTGCAAGGTACATACGTTCAGATTCATGAGAACTACCAATAACACAATCTACGGTGTGCTTGGACCAATGCTTGATCTTAAAGGTAATTAAATCAAAATCTTCCTGAGTAACAATCAATCCAGCACCCTGGTCAGTAATTAAACCAGTATGCTCATATATAGGAACAGGGTTTGAAAACTTTTTCCCAAACTTCTTCATATCAGGATCAATCAAATACACTTCCATCCCACACATACCATTGGCTGTTGTAAAATCCAATAACGCCGCAGAGTCGTGATTATAAGAAACACCATGATTAACAAGTTTAGATCCTTCTTTTACCAACGAGTCGTAAGTATAGTGTAATTTCATACCAAAAGCACGAACATTGACGTTTCGAATATCATACCCATGTTTAACACGAAACACAGCAGCACCCTTCTTCCAATTACCATCCGAAAACCATTTCATAAATTCAACATCCTTTCGAGACGCATAGTCACCTATCAAAGTAGATTGTAGAGACATCATGCTTTTGGGAAAAGTAATGAATACTCTGTCTGTACCTGGCACAAAATCCCACACCAAATCTTTAATATGGAATTGATAATCAATGGAGGCTCTAGCTTCTTCTACATCACTAGAAGAAGGATTGTTGGAATTAGTAAAGCTGGACAACATAAGAACAAAGTCAGAATCTCCTATTGCTTCATATTTCTTCCACAACTGATATAAGTGGTCTACAGTTTTAGCCGTAAAATCGCCAATAAACTTAAGAGAACATGGCGATATAGCTCTACGCCTACCTTCAGCCTTAACCCATCTACTTAAAATAACAGTGTAATAAGATGTTGCACGGGATTTAATAAATCTCTCTGCATGAGAAGCATCTGGTGTACTCATATCTAAACCAGCTTGCACTGTATAATCTGGACTATCTACTTCTCCACCAGAGAAACACGCGGATGCTATAGAAGAAACTAACTTCCATATCAAAGAGAAGGCAACACCAGCAACAACACCAGCAGAGGTAACACACAAGACAGCAGAAAGAATGGGATGTTCATATATCCAATCTGACAAATTCTCAGTCCTGTGCTCGATTATGGTAATAACCTGTGTAGTGTATACATACAAATCCATCATCATGGACTTCACAAGAGAATTTCCTTTTGCTATAAAAGACACTACTCGTTTAGACACAGTTAGTCCTTGTAAAGCAATCAACGAATCAACTGGTGTATTCAATACTAGTAGCGAATAGGGGTGATAAGGATCGCCAATAAAGTATGGTAACTCATTGCTAGGAGAAGATCGCTTTAACTCACAACATTGTTGAAGATAAGTAGAAAAATCACTATCTTTAGACCTCAATGCATCATATATACTCTGTTGCTTATTGAAATCAATATCCATCATATAAGTCGCCATATGTTCAGCTTCAGAATGATCACCATAGGCATTGTAGTCCTTCACTACATAGGACATGGCACTTACAAACTCGCAAGAATCGAAGTTAGAACTAGAGTCTGACCCATTATCACACTGAGGAACAAACAAACCATCTGAATTAAAAGAAGCACCAGCCATAGCGACATCCATTGCTTTGTTGAAAAACAAGCTTTGGGCTTTCATATTATTGGCCTCCTCTAACAGATGATTGTAAAATTTCTTCTGCATAGCATTAATGTGTTCCCCATGGGTATGGTGTTTCTCGCCAGTACGATATGGGGCATCAAGAGCAACATCCCATCTAACATAATCAACCACATCAAATGTAAGACTTGTTTCAATAACTTCATCATCATCAGCCTCATCTTTAAGCACTCTCTTAGCTTTAAGCATATCTCTAACCTTATCAATATCGAGTGCGGTATGATATACACCATTAACACCCCACTTCTCAACATCAGCCCAAGTTTTACCTTCTAAGGGTTTAGCAAACGCTTTTTTAGGAACAACTCTCCAGCAATTAGAATTCACACGTCGTTGCACGGCGTCGTAATTATTTATAGACTTGAACGACACCTCGTTAATATGAGATTTGTTGGAAGCCAAAGCTAAAATTCGATTCTTAAAAAAAACCTTCTCTTTCTTATCTAAAGCGGCAGCAGGAGCATCGTCAGCATTAGTCCCAACATTGTTAATTATGAAACTAGCTTCACTTGGTTGACCTGGAACATCTACTTCAGTAAAAGCATCAGCTAAAATAAGCACACTTTGATCATTATACGCATCAAAATGCTTCTTATGTTGCTTAATGGGATACATCCTAGCTGACCTATTTAACTTGTAGTCAGCAAGATCTGCTTTAGAACGTCCCACAGAATCGATTAGTGCAGCATTAATTTCCAACTGAAAGGTTTTACTAGTACCTGGCGCTCCTATGAGGGCATAAACAAATGGTGTAATCCTCTTAGATAAATCATAACCAACGTTCTGAGCCACCTCTACTAAAGGCTGAAGTCTAGTCTTAATCTCCATAAGAATCTTCCTCATTGACTCAGTCCCAGTTCCTTCATTCTTTAGGTCAATCAACATAAACTTAACCTTAGTATCCAACTCTCGAACACTAGAACAGAAGGATGTAGTAAATAATCCATCCCTAGCCTTAATAGTAGTATTAGTGGCATTAGCAAAATGAGCATCATAAGTTTCCAATAACCCTTTAAGACGATCTTGAATACTCTTCAAAGAATTACGATGAACACTAAAGTTCTGAAAACATTCAAATCCGAAATGGTCTCCTAATACGGAAAACAATTTCAGAAACCATTCTTTCAACTTCTTAAAGTGAGATGCAAGAGTGTTAGACATCTCAAACGCTTTCTTAAATTTAGTTATAGAATCGGTTTTCATACCCGTGGTGAAACAGAAACCCGTAGCCCAGGCTACCATATCCATCGTAAGCTCTAGAACATCCTCTGACAGGGACTGTGGCCTAAACAATCTGGTCATACCTAAAACTATTTCGGCCATCAAAGGACTACTAGCAACTTTCTTAAGGGAATACATTGCAACCAAAGACCCCACAATCTTTAAAGCATGACTAGGATAATAATGGTCAGTAATCATAATAGTAGACAACAATATGGCTATATTAATAGGTTGATCTAAATGATCTAACAACCCACTAGTCAGCCATGAAATACCTCCAGATACACCAGTCATACCAGATGACACGTTAATGTTATGCTCATGTATATGATGAAATTCTGTAGCATGAGCCACGGCTCCTAAATGGGCAATTTTCTCATCAACCATAGAACTGAAGCTGTTCATCACACGGTTAATACCTTCAACGGTGGACTCAGGTAACTTAACATTAATAGGTATACCGAATCCATCTCCAACTTGAGGTACAAAACCATATGTTCTTAATAGACTCATACATATATATCTATGAAGCTTGTGAGCGTTAGGCAATAAATTATGAATAGCCTCAAACAAATTATCAGTAGAACCACCTTCAAAGCTAACTTGCAGCGCCAAGACTAAAATATGATGAACATCATCTGCTTGGCTCAAGCAAGTATCGCACTCACATGCACTTACTTCATAATTAAACTCTACACGACATTCAGGACCAGGATTAGTCTCGATATCATGCATCAAGCTATACTCAATAGAGGAAATACCAGCACTCAAGCTGGCAAATTCCTTAAATAGGCTCTGTAATTGGAAAAACAAAACCGAGTAGGGCTCTCCACTATAACACATAGAATCTTGACTATTGACAAAGTCAAGAGCAGTCTGAAACAACTTTAATTCATCTATTGGCGTCAACATAAACCAATTTCCAAAGACATAAAGTCGTTTCAAACTTTCATAACACTTATCAATCTTATCAGCTGAGGTAAACTCCTCATACTGATGATCAAGAGGTTGGTACACTTGAGTAATAGGAGAGGGAACTCTCTCTCCCAACTCTTCCTCACATATTAAACAACCAAAGTCACATCTATCGAAATGAAAAGTAACTTCTTCAGTGTCTACACCACACTGGCATGGATAAAGATATTCCGAATTTGCTTCCACAGAGAGGTGGTCGCCATCTCGGCTTGCATCAAAGCAAGCATCACGGGTATTAGCCGTATCATTTAAGTGCGCATGTATCGTAGTCTTATTATTGGTGTCTGTCATGGTGCAGTAAAGCGATTTAAGGGGGGGGGTTGAGCTTGTTTAACGAGTCCTCAGCTCGGGTGATTAAAATATTAATTGACCACCACAACATACTAGATTTATACAAATCTAGAAAATCCCAATTCTGTACTATAAGCTCCGTATCCTAACTTTAGCTATAAGCTTAATTTTTTCTATTTATTTGTCGGCGATTATGAACCGAGGGAAGCGAACTCCACTAACGGATTTAAGAGAAATAACACTTATAATACATACTCACTAGTTTGGTAACCAGGTGGAAATTTAGGCACTCAGCCATGGGCTCACACAGAACCCAAATACTGATTCACAGTTTGGAACAAGGGGTTAATTGGTATAACACTGCCACACAGCTTAATTAGATACTCTATACCACATAGAGTTATCACAGTCAGTCTCATCTACCGGTGTACGGCAAGAAACACTAATAAGCGGATCAAAAAATAGTATAAGCGGGTCGAGAGAGGTCAAAGACATCACGAACCGAAAAACTATATAAGTGAACCGAACATTAATATCTCTTGCACGCACGACAAGAACAACTATCTAATATGATAATAGTTATACTATGACTCCTCGTCATAGGCAAATATAACAATCGACATTGGTATTATAGATAATAATCT